GAGGCGCTGGCAAATGCCTTCGTGGCGATGGCCTCCGATGGCGGGATCCTGCGATCGGCCATCGATAAGCTGATCGGCAACCTCGGCCGACTTGCCTCCTACGCGGCAACGTTCGCCGCCGTCATGGCGGGTCGCTGGGTCGCTGGCATGGCCGCAGCCGCCCTTTCGGTGCGCGGCTTCGCCACTGCGCTGGTCTTTCTGCGCGGCGCGTTGATCCGCACCGGCATCGGCGCGCTGATCGTCGGCGCGGGCGAGCTGGTCTATCAATTCTCGCAGCTGGTGACCCGGGTTGGCGGGGTGGGCGAGGCGTTTCGCCTGCTGGGCGATCTGGCCCGCGAGGTCTGGTCCCGCATCGGCCTGTCGCTCGACGCGACGCTGGCGCGGATGGCGGCCGGGTGGGAGGGGCTGAAGGCTGCTGGTCTCTCGGCCCTGGAAGGCACCATCGCAGGCGTTGTCAGCTTCGGCGACCGGACGGCCGCGATCTTCCAAGGGGCCTATGACGCAGCGGTGGCGATCTGGGGCAGTCTGCCGGGCGCCATCGGCGATTTCGCCTTCCAGGCTGCGAACGGGCTGATCTCGGGCGTCGAAGCGATGCTGAACGGCGTGGTCACGCGCATCAACAGCTTCATCGAGACCCTGAACGCGGCGCTTGCGTTGCTTCCGGAATGGGCCACCGGCGAAGGTGGCGTGCGGATCGGCATCCTCGATCCGGTGGAACTCGGTCGCATTGGCAATCCCTTCGAGGGCGCAGCGACCGCAGCAGGCGCCGCAGCCGCAGATGCCTTCTCGGCCGCGTTGTCTCGGACCTACCTCGAGCCGCCTGACCTCGGCCTCGGTGCCATGGCCGAGGATGCCCGCGCACGGGCCGACGGCTATCGCGAGGCGGCAGGCATGCTGGCTGATGCCGCCGGTCGGCCGCTCGCCAGCTGGCAGGCGCTGAAGAATGCCGTGACCGGCACGGGGACCGAGGCCGAGACCGCACTGGCGGATGCGGCTGGCGCGGCGGATGCCCTCACGGCCGGGCTGAACGAGACCGCCACCGCCGCCGAGGGCGCGGGCGGGGCCGCGCGCGACGCCGGGGCAACTGCAGCCGACGGCGCGGACACGGCCCTTACCGGCTGGCAGGCCGTCACGGCCGCGCTGGCCGATTATGCCGCCAAGGCGCGCGACATCGGCGGGGATATCGGCCAGGCCCTGGTCGGGGCCTTCACCTCGGCCGAGAACGCCATCGGCGACTTCGTGAAGACCGGCAAGCTCGACTTCCGCGACCTGGTCACGTCCATGATTGCCGATCTGGCCAAGCTGGCCGCGCGACGATTCATCCTCGGCCCGATTGCGAACGCCCTTTCCGGCGCGCTGGGCGGAGCAGGCGGGATCTTCGCGAACATCCTGCATGCGGGCGGCACGGTCGGCGCCCCTGGCCCCGGCCGCATGGTCCCGGCGCTGGCCTTTGCGGGTGCCCCGCGCATGCACAACGGCGGCTGGGCCGGGCTGCGGCCCGACGAGATACCCGCCATCCTGCAACGCGGCGAACGGGTGCTCTCGCGCCGGGAGGCGGCAGGGTACGGCCAGGCGGGTGGCTCGACCGTCAATGTCACGATCAACGCGCGCGACGCCGAAAGCTTCCGGCAATCCCGGACGCAGGTCGCCAGCGACATCGCCCGCGCTGTGTCGCTGGGCCGAAGGGGGATGTGATGGCGTTTCACGAGGTCCGGTTTCCGGACAACATCAGCCGCGGCGCGCGCGGCGGCCCTGAGCGGCGCACCCAGATCGTTGAACTTGCAAGCGGATCCGAGGAACGCAACGCCAGCTGGGCCAACAGCCGCCGCCGCTACGACGTCGCCTATGGCATCCGCCGCGCCGACGATCTGGCAGCAGTCGTCGCCTTCTTCGAGGCGAGGAACGGCCGCCTCCACGGTTTCCGCTTCAAGGACTGGGCAGACTTCAAGTCCTGTTTGCCGTCACAAACCCTGGGCCCGACAAATCAGCCGATCGGCACCGGAAACGGGTCGGCCACTCTGTTCCAGCTGACCAAGCGCTACACCTCCGGCGCGCAGTCCTGGACGCGGACCATCACAAAGCCCGTCGCCGGGACGGTGACCATCGCCCTGAATGGCACGGCGCAGGCCTCCGGCTGGTCGGTCTCCACGACCACCGGCCACATCACCTTCACCATGGCTCCCGCCGCAGGCGTCGCCATCACTGCAGGCTTCGAATTCGACGTCCCCGTCCGCTTCGACACCGACGCCCTTGATGTCACCCTCGACTTCGAACGCCTCGGGTCGATCACCTCGATCCCGTTTGTGGAAATCCGCACATGAAGTCCCTGAACCCCGCGTTGCAGGCCCATCTCGACGAGGGCACGACGACGCTTGCCTGGTGCTGGCGGATCACCCGTGCCGATGGCGTGGCCTTTGGCTTCACCGACCACGACCGGCCCCTGTCGTTCGACGGAACCGAATTCGAACCGGAAAGCGGCCTGACAGCCTCCGAAGTGCGGTCGGGCTCCGACCTCTCGGTGGACGCGCAGGACGCTCAAGGCGTGCTGTCCTCCGACCGGATCACTGAGACCGACATCCTCGACGGCCGGTGGGACAATGCGGCCGTCGAGGTCTGGCGCGTGAACTGGTCGGCCCCTTCGCAGCGCGTCCTTCTGCGGCGCGGGGCCATTGGCCAGATCCGGCGAGGGAGGCTCGCCTTCGTGGCCGAAGTTCGCAGCCTTGCCCACATCCTCGGCCAGACGGTCGGGCGGACTTTCCAGGCGAGTTGCGACGCCGCGCTGGGCGATACGCGCTGCGGGGTGAACCTTGATGCCCTGGCTTTCAAGGGCAGCGGCGCGGTGATCGATGTGCTGCGCGACCGCGCCTTCACGGCCTCCGGCCTAAGTTCATTTGCGGCAGGCTGGTTTGCCTTCGGACTGGTGGAATGGTCGACCGGCGCGAATGCCGGGCGGCGGGTCGAAGTGCTGTCGCATGACCTCATCGACGGGGTGGCGATCCTGACCCTGCTGGAAGCACCGTTGCGCCCGATCACAGCGACGGATGCTTTCGAGGTCCGGGCGGGCTGCGACAAGCGGATCGCCACGTGTGCTGCGAAGTTTGCCAATGTCTTCAACTTCCGAGGCTTCCCGCACATCCCGGGGCAGGACGCGGTCCTTCGCTATGCGACGAAGGATGGCGGTCACGAGGGAGCGGTGCTGTGAAGTCTGCCGATCCTGCCCGCGTCATCGCCGTCGCGCGGTCGTGGCTGGGTACGCCCTACCACGACCAGGCTAGCTTGCGCGGGGTGGGCTGCGACTGCCTTGGTCTCGCGCGCGGTGTCTGGCGCGAAGTGGTGGGACCTGAACCGTTCCCCATTCCGCCCTACGGCAGAGACTGGGGTGAGACCGGGCCGCGCGAGGTGTTGGCGGACGGCGCGCGACGGATGATGCCTGAGATCGCTGCAGTCGACGCCCCACCCGGCGCGCTGGTCCTGCTCCGCATGATGCCGCGCGCCATCGCCAAGCATGTAGGGATCCTCACGGGCCCAGACACCTTCCTCCACGCCTATGAACGCCTCGGCGTGATCGAGGAAGCGATGACACCTGCATGGCGGCGGCGCATCGCCTTCGCCTTCCTCTTTCCTGCACTCTGACTACCCCAACCCTTTGAACCCTGAGTTTCGCAATGGCCACGCTTGTCCTCGGCGCTGTCGGTTCCGCCATCGGCGGGGCGTTCGGCGGCGCGATCCTCGGCTTTTCCGGGGCCGCCATCGGCGGTTTCATCGGCTCGACCATCGGCTCGGTCGTCGACAGCTGGATCGTGTCCTCACTGGCGCCCGCGCAGAAGATCGAGGGCCAACGCCTCGACAGCCTGAGGATCACCTCTGCGACCGAAGGCGCCATCATCCCGCGCCTCTACGGACGGATGCGGATCGGCGGCAACATCATCTGGGCCACGGATTTCCGCGAGGAAACGAAGACCACGACACAGGGCGGCGGCAAGGGCGGTGGCGGCGGAAGGGTCCAGACGACCGAATACCTCTACTATGCCAGCTTCGCCGTGGCGCTCTGCGAAGGCCCGATCACCGGCATCGGACGCATCTGGGCCGACGGAAAACCGCTCGACATGACGGGGATCACCTGGCGCTGGTATCAAGGGAACGAGACCCAGGGGGCCGACCCGTTCATCTCGGCGAAGATGGGCGCCGCCAATACCCCGGCCTTTCGCGGCACCGCCTATGTCGTCTTCGAGGAACTGGCGCTCTCGACTTACGGCAATCGCCTGCCGCAACTGTCGTTCGAGGTCTTTCGGCCGCTGGCTGATCCGGACACGGCGGAGGGTCTGGTCAAGTCGGTGACGATGATCCCGGCCTCGGGCGAGTTCACCTATGCGACCGAAGCTGTCCGCAAGACCGTGGGCGCCACGACCACGGTCTTCGGCCAGACCACAGGCGGCACGACCTCGGCCGAGAACCTCAACGCGCTGCCCGATGAGGCCGACATCGTCGTGGCGCTGGACCGGCTGCAGGCCATGGCCCCGGCCATCGAAAGCGTTAGCCTCGTCGTCGCCTGGTTCGGCAATGACCTACGGGCGGGGAACTGCACGATCAAGCCCGGCGTCGAGGTGGCGACGAAGGTCACCAGCCCCAAGGTCTGGACGGTCAACGGGGTTTCCCGCGCTGCAGCCCATCTGGTCAGCCGCGATGCCGAGGACCGTCCGGTCTATGGCGGCACTCCTGCGGATTTCGCAGTGATGCAGGCGATCCGCGAGATGAAGGCGCGCGGGCTGCGCGTCACCTTCTATCCCTTCCTGCTCATGGACGTCCCGCCCGGCAACACGCTGCCGAACCCCTATTCCAACAACGCAGCCGCACCGGGACAGCCCAGCTTCCCCTGGCGCGGCCGGATCACCTGCTCCCCGGCGGCAGGCTTCGCAGGGACCGTCGACAAGAATGCCGCGGCGGCCACGCAGGTCTCGGCCTTCTTCGGCGCGGCCACCCCGGCACAGTTCGCGATCTCTGGTGACTCTGTCACTTGGACCGGCCCCTCTGGCGATTGGGGCCTGCGCCGGATGATCCTGCACTACGCCCATCTCTGTGCGGTGGCGGGCGGGGTCGATGCCTTTCTGATTGGCACCGAGATGCGGGGCCTGACGACGATCCGGTCCAGCGCCAGTGCCTATCCGGCCGTGACGGCGTTCAAGGCGCTGGCGGCGGCCGTGAAGACGATCCTCGGGCCGGGCACCAAGGTGGGCTACGCCTCCGACTGGTCGGAGTATTTTGGCCACCAGCCGGGCGACGGCAGTGGCGACGTGTTCTTCCACCTCGATCCGCTCTGGTCAGACGCGAACATCGACTTCATCGGCATCGACAACTACATGCCGCTCTCCGACTGGCGCGACGGTTTCGACCATGCCGACGCCCTCGAGGGCTGGCCCGGCATCCATGACCGGGCCTACCTGCAAGCCAACATTGCCGGGGGCGAGGGCTTCGACTGGTTCTACGCGAGCGCCGCAGACCGGTCGGCCCAGATCCGGACGCCGATCACGGATGGCGCTGCGGGCAAACCTTGGGTGTTCCGTTACAAGGATCTGCGCGCCTGGTGGTCGAACCTGCATTTCAACCGGCCGGGTGGGGTCGAGAGCGGCACGCCGACCGCATGGGTGCCGCAATCAAAGCCAGTCTGGTTCACGGAACTGGGCTGCCCCGCCATCGACCGGGGCACAAACCAGCCGAACGTCTTCTTCGACCCGAAGTCGTCGGAGAGCTTCACGCCCTACTTCTCGCGCGGCTGGCGGGATGACGCGATTCAGCGTGCCTACCTCGAGGCCAGCTATTTCTGGTGGGGTCAGGGCGCGAACAACCCGACCTCATCCGTCTACGGCGGCCGGATGGTGCATGTGCCGGAATGTGCCGCCTGGACCTGGGATGCGCGGCCCTATCCGTTCTTTCCGGAACTTACCGGGGTCTGGACGGACGGCCCGAATTGGCGCCTTGGCCACTGGCTGACCGGCAGGCTGGGCGCGGTGTCGCTGGCCGCGCTCGTGCGCCACCTCTGCCTGCGCGCGGGACTGGCGGAAGACCTCATCGACGTTTCCGGTCTCTGGGGCGCGGTCGAGGGCTATGTGATCGGCGCGCTGGAAAGTCCCCGCGCGTCGATTTCCACCTTGGCACGGCATTTCGGCTTCGATGCCATCGAGACTGAGGGCGTGATCCGCTTCGTCATGCGCGGCCGCGCCTCCGTTGCAACGCTGTCCATCGACGATCTGGTCGCCAACCGCGAGGGCGAGGCCTTCGAGCTGACCCGCGGCCAGGAGACTGAACTGCCGCAAGCGCTGAAGTGGCAGGTCGCGCGGGCGGACGAGGACTATGACGCGGCGCTTGTCGAAGCCCGCCGGACCACGGTCGACACGACGCGCATCGCTTCCGAGTCCTTCCCGATGGCGATCCCGCCCGAGGAGGCCGAACGCCGCTGCCGCCGCGCGCTGATGGAAGCCTGGATCGGACGGGAAAGCGCGACCTTCCGTTTGCCGCCCTCGCGGCTCGCCCTCGACCCTGCGGACGTGATCCGCCTGGCCCATGACGGTCGCGAAGTGGAATTCCGGCTTGTCTCGGTCGCCGACGCAGAGGCACGGGGGATCGAGGGAGTCCGCCAGGACCGTGCCGCCTATGATCTTCCACCGGGCGATCCGCGCCCGGCCTCGCTCGCCAGTCCCGTCGTCTTCGGTACGCCGGAAGTGGTAATGCTGGACCTTCCGCAGATCACCGAAGACCAGCCCGCCCATCGACCCCTGATCGCCGCGCATGCCAGCCCCTGGCCCGGCGAGATCGCCGTCTTCCGCAGCGCATCCACGGATGGCTTCACGCTGCTCACCACCTTCGGCAGTCGGGCGCGGATCGGCACGCTGGCCTTCGACCTCTTTCCGGGGCCGACCTCGCGCTTCGATCTGGGCAACGCTCTGGTGGTCGATCTGCTGTCCGGGACGCTGGAAAGCGTGACCGATGTCGCGCTGTTTGGCGGGGCGAATGCGCTGGCGGTCGAGAGCGCCGCTGGCCAATGGGAGATCGTGCAGGCGGGTCACGCTGAGCTGATCGCACCCGGCCGGTACCGCCTGACCCGCCTCCTGCGCGGCCAGCGCGGGACGGAACATGTGATGGGTAACCCGGCGCCCGCGGGGGCGCGGGTCGTGGTCCTCGACACAGCGCTGTCTTCGCTGCCCATCGCCGAGGCTGATCTCGGACTGCCGTGGAATTGGCGCGTGGGTCCGGCTGCACGGGCAGTGAGCGACGCTAGTTTCGCCGCGCTGGACTTCACACCGACCGGCCGGGGCCTTGTTCCCTTCGCCCCGGTCCATGTCGATCAGCCGTGGCGAACGGCCCGCAACCCGGGCGATCTGACCATCCGTTGGACGCGCCGATCCCGCGCGCTGGTGGCCGATGCCTGGGAACAGGTCGAGGTGCCGCTCGCTGAAGACGTTGAGTCCTACGACCTCCAGATCCTCGACGGCGCTGCGATCAAGCGGAAGCTGACCAGCAGCACGCCCTCCGTCCTCTACACCACCGCTCAGCAGACCGCCGATTGGGGCGCACCGCTCGGGCCCGGCCAGACACTGGCGCTCCGCATCTACCAGCTCTCGAACCGCCTCGGCCGCGGCACCCCCGCCGCGGTCACATTGCAATTCTGATCCCAATCCACGGGAATCCCCATGTCTGATACTACGACCCATCTGGGCTTGCCTTACCTCCTGGCCGCCGAGGCGCAGAAGCATGTCACCCACAACGAGGCCCTGCGCCTGCTCGATGCTATGGTGCAGCTCTCGGTCCTCGACCGCACGCGCACCGCGCCCCCGGCCAGCCCCGCGGACGGCAACCGGCACATTGTAGCCTCAGGCGGAACGGGTCTCTGGGCAGGGTGGGACCTGAACATCGCCTTCTGGGTGGACGGCGCGTGGATCCGGCTTGTGCCGCGCACCGGCTGGCTGGTCTGGGTCGCGGCCGAGGGCCTGTTCCTCGTCTGGACCGGCAGCGCCTGGGAGGTCGTGGGCGACCCGCGCGACGTCTCGGACGCCGTCTTCAGCCTGGTGAACGATGCGGACCCGACGAAGAAGGCCACTTTCTCGCTGGCGGGCATCAGCGCCGGGACGACGCGCAGCTTCACCTTGCCGAACACCTCGTCCGAACTGGCGATCCTGGCGGGCACCCAGACCTTCACCGGTAACAAGACCTTCTTGGGCACGTTGACCGCCTCCGGCACAGTCACCGTTTCGGCCGCCAGCGCCTCGATCGGCACGGCGACGACCACCGCCACTTATGGGATTGGCACCGGGGCCACGAGCACAGGCGTGACCAAGACGGTGAACATCGGCACCGGCGGTGCGTCCGGATCGACCACGGTCGTGAACATCGGCTCGGCCACAGCTGGCGCGGGCGGCACCACGGTGGTGAACACGCCGACCGTCACCTTCGCCAATGCCGTCACGCAGGTCGGCATGCCGCAGGCGAACCTGACAGCGCAGCTCTTGGGCCTCGGCGGGGCGACAGCCGACAGCTTCAACCGTCTGTCCATCAACACGCCCGCTGTGCTCCTGAACAACGCAGGCTCCGGGATCGAGGCGACGGTCAACAAGGCCGCCGCCGGGAATGACGCTGCCTTCGCCTTCAAGACCGGCTTCTCGGCCCGTGCCCTGATCGGCCTCCTGGGCAACGATGACTTCAGCTTCAAGGTCAGCCCGGACGGGTCGGCCTTCTATGACGCGCTGCGCATCGACCGGACCAACGGCCAAGTGGAACTGCCGCAGCCGACGGTCCTGCCCGGCCTCAGCGCAGCGCCGCCGCCGCCGCCCGCGGGCAAGGCCTCGGTCTATGCGCGCAACCGCGCCGGGGCGCCGTGGATTGACGTCATGCGCCCCTCGGGGCGGGACTTCCCCCTGCAACCGCATTTCGGGGTGAACCGGATCGCCAACTGGTCGCCCTCGGTCAGCACCACGATCACGACCGAGGGCCTGCCGATCACCTCGGTCGGGACCGTGTCGCACCCGACGCTGGCCGCAACGAACCTGGCCGCCAGCATGCGCCGCTGGCGTCTGACTTCGGCAGCGGTCGTGGACTCGGTCGCCGACCAGCGATCTGCAGGCTGGGCCTGTTGGCGCGGCAACGCGGCAGGGCTGGGTGGCTGGTCTTTTGTCACGCGGATTTCGCTGACCACCTTGCATGCCACGGGCATGGGGTTCTTCGGCCTCTACGGATCGACGGCAGCGTTGGCCACAACCTTGACACTGGCGGCCGCCACCCACTGCATTGGGATCGGCTTTCAGCGCGGGACGCACACCCGGTGGCAACTGGTCGCAAACGACGGCACAGGCGCACCGACCCTGACCGACATGGGCGCGTCCTTCGCCATCGCCACGGGCGGCGTACTGACGCTGTTCATCGCTGCGCCGCCGAATGGATCCTCCGTCTGGGTGCGCGTCGTCAACGAGGTCTCAGGCGCGATCTTCGAACAGGAGATCACCGCTGACCTGCCCGCCGCCACGCAATTCCTGTCGCCGCGGCTGTTCCTCAACACCGGGGCGACCGCCGCCGCCGTCGCCTACGACTGCGCCGGGGTCTACCTCGAAACCGACTTCTGAACCGCAGGACCGCGATAGCGAAAGGACCATCATGAACGAACAGACCACTCTCGCCGGGGAGGTCGCGCGGGCCTTCCGGGACCACGGGATCACCGCCGCGCTGACCGCCCTGATCGGCGGCACCATGGCCTTGATCGCGGCGATCACGCGCAAGGCCTTCACCAACGAGGCCCTGCTGGATCGCCTTGATCGCGAACTCATCACCGAACGCGACCGTACCGACAAGCAGCGCAGCGAAGATCGCAAGGTCGATGGCGACCGCCTCGACCGGATCGAAACCGACATCCGCTCGATGCGCGACATGCTCTTCGACGCCTTTCAGCGCGGCCGATCCGACTGACTTTCCTGACCCTTGGCAACCGACATCCCACCCGCCCCAGAGGCGGGTTTTTCATTTGGAGGATCCCATGCCCACCCTGATCTACCCCCACTGGCGCGACGTGCCCGCCAACACCTGGCGCTGGCCGAACTTCTCGGCCACCGAGATCGCCTGCCGCGGCACCGGCGCGATCAAGATCAACACGGAAGCCATGGACAAGCTGCAGGCCCTGCGTGACCGCCTCGGCAAGCCGCTGATCATCCGCTCTGCCTACCGCAGCCCCGAACACAACCGTGCTGTCGGCGGGGCCCCGGCCTCGAAGCACATGCAGGGCACGGCCTTCGACATCGCCATGTCGAACCACGATCCGGTGGCATTCGCTGAAGCCGCCCGTGCGGTCGGCTTCCTTGGCTTTGGCACCTATCCCCGCTCCGGCTTCATGCACATCGACCTCGGTCCCGCTCGCTCCTGGGGCGATCCCTTCCCCGTGCGGCCCGTGCCCTTCGCCCCGGAACTGCCGCCCGCGCGCGAAGTCCTGTCGGAAAGCCGCACCCTGCGCGGTGGCGGTGCGGCGGGTGCCGCTACCGTCTGCGCGGCCGGGGTGGAGGTGCTTCAGGAGGTACTTGCGGAAACCCAGTCCACGATCCAGCCGCTGGTGCCCTACCTCGACATCCTGCGCTGGGTGCTGATCGGCATCGCGCTGATCGGCATCGCCGTCACGATCCACGCCCGGCTGGACGACTGGAAACGGGGCCAGCGGTGACCCTTTGGCTCCTGACCCATGGCCCGGCGCGGAAAGCGCTGGGCCTGATCCTCACTGCCGCAGCGATCCTGCTGTTCCTGTTCAACCTGCGCCGCGCCGGTGAACGCGCCGGGCGCGCCGCTGAACGGCTTGATGCCCGAGAGAGAAACGATGCCATCCATCGCCAGATGCTCGACGCCGCCGCCCGCCGCCCTCATGATCGTGACGCTCTGGCTGACCGGCTGCGCGATGGACGGTTCTGACACCCGCGCACCCTGCCCGCCCGTGGTCGACTACACGGCAGCCGATCAGGCGCGCGCGGCCGACGAGGTCGAGGCTTTGCCGGAAGGGGCGGTCATCGTCCGGATGCTCGGCGACTATGCCGTGTTGCGCGACCAGGCGCGCGCGTGCCGGTGAAAGCTGTTCCAGGCAGCTGAGCGAATGCAACTCCGTCTGCTCAGAGGACTCGGGTTCCGGTGGAACGAGAAATTTAAGGGCTTCGCTATGATAAACGGGCGCATTCACCTTCGGCTGCGAATGCGCCCGCTTGTTTCAATGGCCGGACACCGACCATTGGGCCGGTGAAAACTCAAACCAGCCTGGCGGGCTCCGAGCGGGTTCGCCGCCATCCCCGCCGCCGCGCTTGATCCGGCCCTCTGTCCGGCGTCTCCTGCGGTCCCCGCGCTTACGGGTCCGGGTCCCCATCGTCGAAAGAAGGACAGTTGCCGAACTACTCGGTCTCGATCCTCCTCGCTTCCGTCGTGGCCGCAGGCTGCACGAGGCCCGCCACGATCTGGCGAAACTCGCCGAGGATTTCACCGTGGTTCTTGTCGAGGTAGCGGGCGAGACGGTCATTCTGCAAAAGCCGCTCGACATAGCGACCGGCCACAACCAGCCGAAGGTGATCGGGTCCGAGGGAGCCTTCGATCAGCTTTATGTTCTTTTGCAGGTTGGCCATCTCGGCCTTCATTCGCTCGGCTTGTTCGCGTGTTACGCCTGCAGGTGGCTTCTTTGCAGCCGGGTCAACCAGGTCAGTGGCGTCAGATGCTGCGAGGATCGCCTCGACATAGGGCACCGTGTAGTTGTTAGCCGCGATCATCAGTTCCGCCGCCTGAATCTGCCGCAGGGGCTTCATCTTGCGCAGGGACCGGAAGCTGTTGATCGGGCAGTGCCTGGCCTTCAGCAGTTCGGCCGCCTCCGGACAGATGCCGTTCAGCAGGGTCCGCTTCTGTCGGATCAGCGCGATGTTCACATTCAAGGCTGCCGCGATGCGGGCCTCCGATACGCCGCGCTCGACCGCGCGCAGGATCATCTTGTGCTCCTGGATCGTGGCGAGGCGGCTGATGCGCTTGTTGTAGGTGAAGGATTCGTCGTCGGTCGCCACCAGGCAGGTGACGGTCGTCTCGCCCATTTCCTTCAGTACATGCAGCCGAACATGGCCATCCAGAAGGATGAAGGATCCGTCCTGCCCAGCCGCGCGGGCGACCACCGGCGGTTCGATCAGCCCGACCTCGCGGATCGACGCGGCGATCTGCCCATATTTCTGACTCTTGGGCACGGTGACTGGCAACTGCTTGACCGGTAGGACCGCATCGATCGGGATCGTGCGGAGGTTCGCCTCGAATCCCGGGTTCTTCGGCGGAGGCATTTTCCCCATGTGTGTCATGCTCTTGGCTCCCGCAACCCGTCGATGATGATGCGCGGCAGGCTGTAGAGGCCCTCGGCACGGAGCAGCGTCAGAAAGTTCTCGTCCTTCAGCAGAGACTGAAATGCCGCATCGAGAAACAGGAGGCTGCTTCGCGTCGACTGCGCCCTGCGGACCATGTCCTGCTGTCGCTCGGCCTCGGCGCGATAGGCCTTGACCAGCGCGGCAGAAGTCATTCGCGCTCGTGGCTGTTTGTTCCGCGCGCCACCTCGCTGCTTGCCGTGGCGCTGGCGCAACTCAACCAGCCGCCGCGCCTCCAGCAGTTTCTTTCCGCGCAGTTCACCGGAGGCATAAGCAGCCTCGAGCGCCTTCTGCACGTCCTTCTCCTCGGCCCGCGTAATGTAGAGCGCGACGCTGAGCGGC